TATTCCAACTATCGATAATATGTTCTTTATTAGCGTTAAAAAGAATGATATGATAATGTGGTCGCTTTTTTTGACTTCCGTATTCCCCAACTGCATAGTATTTAATTTTTTCATTTGTTCTTTTTCTTAACCGTTTAAAAAATTTTTGCAAATCTTGTAGATCAAGATTCATAAAACCGTTTTTAGTTATAGGTACATATTCTGTATCATAAGTTAAGGTAATAAAGAGAGCGGATATACTCCGCTCTCCTTCTTTAACTAATCTAAAAGACCATCCACTTGAACGGCGTTTTTTACATGGGGGGCATTTTCCACATGGTAATGGCATGTATTCGCCTCTTATAGGTTCTTTTTTATAAAAAGGTGTTATACATCTTGAACTCATGTTTAAAACATTGGTGTACCAAATTTAGGCATTGGTCTAATTGCCTTAATTTTATTAAGTACATGACAATATAATGATTGTACTCCATCTTCTACTGCAAATACACGTTTAGTAGGTTCACATTCAACAAAAGATGCACTTAAAGATGGTTGCGTATCAAATATTCTTCCTAAATGCCAAAAATCTAATTCATTTCTAAAATCAGCTGCTACTCTTGATGGCATAAATTTATATTCACTGTAACGTGGTACATAACCAAATGTATCTTCTCCAGTTGGTGTATAAGCATATAACTCATTATTTACTACTGGTTGTTCGCCAATATGAGCAAATGATGGCCAATAATAATCTAATGTGTCGTTTTTAAGGAATGTTTTTGGTATACCCTGCTGATATGCAGTTTTAGGCATTACAGACATAATTCCTATAATATAACCATGTTCTTCACAATAATATGAACCTGAACGACCTGAACTAACTGACATTCCATGTCCTGACATGTTACCTTGTGGTAATCCTTCAGTTTGACCAGTAGTATTTACAATTTCACTAATAATTACAGGTGATTTTACACCAGTAATATACTCTGGTCTTTGTAATCTTTTATCTGATGATTTTACACCAAAATGTGTTAAAATACTTTCAATATAGCGTGTACCACCTCTCGCATTCTTTTCTAACCATTCTTGTAATCTAAATGCTCGTCTAAGGTCGTTAATTGTTGTAGGTTGTAATTCTAAACCATCGGTCTCAGCAAATAATTGATTTGGTGCATATGGTGGTGTTGAAGTAGCATTTGGTACTGTTACATTAGTAGTTCCAGTTAATGTTGTTGTTACGCCTGAGGTTTTTACTAAAGCGTCTCCATTAATTTCTCCTAATGGTATATCAACTGCAGCACCTTTTTGAGCAAAAGGTAATGAAGCAGTAAAATAATCATGTTCCCAAGCTCTTTTACGTAATAAACATAATTCTTTTACTCTTATAGAACCTGGGCTATTGTCACCGTCATTTAATTTATAATTTACAGGTGCAATTAAATTTTGATCACGGTAATATTCATTATATATACATTGATAAGCTGCAAAAGGTAATGCATTAATTTGCACATTTGTTGCACTATTGTCTGGTGTTGGTACTCCTAAATAATCTGCAGTTAAACTTGAAGTTAACATGGAAGGTATATTTTCAGGCTTAAAAGCGTCTGAATTAATATATGGCATTACTGCACCACTATTTGCGTCTGTTATAAACTTTTCCCAATTGTCCCATAATATACGATTTGGTACAAAAAAATAATGCATACTAACATCCATTCTGTGCATTACTGGAGCAATTAAAGGTGAAAATCTAATGAGTGATTCACAACCAATTTCAAATTTGTCTCCAGGTACACATTCGAGTGTAAGAATTGGTACTAAATTTCCCATATCTGCTGATAATTTCACGTCATGCGTGAGGTCGAAGACATTCTTTTTAGGTCTTTCGAGTTTAATGGAATTGAATAAATTTTTTCCCATTTTTATTTTGTTTTAATTTTTTAAATAGGGGGTGACTAACCCCCATTTGTTATAGTCGAATTCCGCCGCGTGATACATAATATGTACGGCTTACTTTACGTCGTTTGCCATAACTGCCCTTTCGAGATGTTCGGCGATAGCTCCTTCTTCGCATGTTTTTGTTTTTAGTTTGTTATTAAAATATTTGTATAATGCCTGTTCTACGTACTTTTTAAGTAACTCTTTTTCGGACATGTCCGCCGTATTATATAATTTAATTAACCTTAATATCTGGTCTTGTGTATATAGTCTCATTATTTTGGTGGATTAAATCTTGGTAATATTTTGCCCATATTATATGGTAATAATGTTCCTGCAATGGTTGTAATAGTATTAATCCAATCCATATCTATATCTGTATCTAAATCTTTATAAGCATTTTTTGCAGCATTTCTAATTTGAGTCATTATAGCTTCTTGATTAAAATCTTCAGTTACAATTTTCTTTCTATTTAATTCTGTTGCCACTCTTATAGAGGCTTCCATGGCATTTTGTATTGCTAATTGAGCATTAGCACTTTTTTCTATAAAGGCATTTGTTCTAAATAAACGATCAATTTCTCCACCTAATTTCTCCTTTTGTTTCTCCAAAATAGGTAATTGTGCAATTTTGTTTTTAGTGTCTGCTGCCTTATTAGCAATTTCTTCTTTCATAGATAAATTACGTAATTGTACTCCTTCCACTAATCCGGGTAACATTCCTCTTAATCTATCTGTATCTAAATCTTTAAATTTAGTATTACTTGCAACATATAAAGCGTCTGCATTAGTTTTATTTATTTGAGCCTTAATAGCGTCATTTTGTAATTGTGCATTCGCTAATTGTTGGTCTAGTAATTTTATTTGTGCACTTTTTGATAATATACCCTGAAAATCGGGTGCTTGTGGTGCTACATAATCTGTACTTCTTACAGGTCCAGCTTCATTTTTTTGTGTATATATAAGGTTAGGGTTTAATCCCGCTTCCTTAAACCTTTGCATTTGTTGTTTTGGGGCATTAAATCGGTTTTGTCTTTCCCAATCTTGTAATGCCCATTTTCTATTTTGTTGGTTAGCGTATAGCGTTGAGCCTGTATTGAATAAGGTTGTTCCTATACTTGCCCATGCGTCTGGTGATAATCCCATACTTTTTGTTTTTTTTGTTTTTTTTTGACACTATCGTCTATTTGTTTTTGTTCATTTCGTTGTGCGTCGTACCTCCTTCTGCCTAATTCACTTTCCAAATATAACTCTTTGGTGTCAATAAGCACTAATATATCAAGAGTATTAGTGCTTATTACTGACGCGCTACGCTTGTCTTGATTAAAACAGCCATGCAAACAAGTTTGCACAGCCGTTTTACTCTGTTAATCAAGATGTTCCACATCTTGAGATTGGATATCTTTAATATCCTTTTTTGACAACTTGTGTTCAGTTGTTATTTTTGTGCTCTTTAATCGCTTTTCGATTTCTTCAAGTTCCTGACGAGCAGCTATTTCAAGTTCTTGACGTTCGGCTAAATCGAGTCTGCGCGGGTCCACTCCGTCGCCGTCTTCACCTTCGTAAATTGGTTCTTTACTACCTCCGAGTGGTAAACCGCTCGCATATCTTCTTACCAATTCTCTTATAGACATTGTTTGGTCTGGTATTGTTTGGCTTGGGCCAAAATCCTTTTCATGATCTTTTTCAAACTGACCATAATTCATAAAATTTTTAATTTTCATAGTTTTGTTTTCTTTCATATTCTGAATCTTTATACATTTTTTTAAATGCTCTTAATCCTTGTTCCATTTGCATTCTTTCCTTTTCATATACTGAACCATAAAATTGTAACATTTTTTCATCTTCTAATTCACCAATTTTAACCATGTGTTCATTAATTTTATCCTTTTCTATTTCTGTATATATTTTATCTTTAAAATATCTTGGCATTGCTATCTTTTTACCATCTTCTATAGGTACATACATTCGATTTAATAAATCATTTTTATGCCATTTTATCATGGCATTTGTCATATAGTTTTTACCTAATCCTTTTGACATTACCGCAAATTCCTTCTTTCTATCATCATTTTGGTGCATTGGAATTTTTGATTCTTTACACATATATTTTAACGTATAACCGATACTGGCAGCACTAACATTACCAATATGCACAGAGCCAAGAGGCTTATTATTAATATTCCAACTATCGATAATATGTTCTTTATTAGCGTTAAAAAGAATGATATGATAATGTGGTCGCTTTTTTTGACTTCCGTATTCCCCAACTGCATAGTATTTAATTTTTTCAT